TCAAAACTAACTTGTTCTTTCACCAATGAGTCTAAAGTAAATTTCAAATGATTATGTTGAATAAAAATAGGATAAAAATTTATTACAGTAACAGATTTGACCCACACGTTTAAAAAATTTACAAATTGAGTTAAAGTTGCATATTTTAAAAACCAAGGAAATTTAAAAACTATCGTTTCATCTGTTGGAATGTAGGTTGGGCGATGCGTAAGAATATCAGGCTCAACATAGCACCCGGGAAAGTATTGTTTAGATAACATATCACTTTCTAAACAAGTTGTGTTGATATCAAACTCTTGAAAATACCAGCCGGCGCAATCAACTGCTACCAGTTTATTATTTTTTAAATTGTCCAGAATCCATCGATCAGTAAAATCAAGTTTATACGGAATTCCGTAACGAGTCGCACGCCATTTTTTAACAGCCGGGCGAGACAAATGATATAATCTGAATTGCTGAATCAGACGAATTGGTCCAAAGTCTGTGCTATAACCAGGTACTATTTGCATAATCCGTAACAGTCCATTGGATGTGCAGCGACCATATGATTCCCGTCGACTTGATCAAAAGTGTGCAATCTTTTAAATTTATTATTGCAGTGATGCATAATAGTGTCTAAACTATCGTTAATCTCATTGAACAATGTAATATTTAAATCATGCTGTACAACTTCATAACGATTGATTGCTACATAAGCATATTCGCATTCACTTGTTAATTGTTGTATGGTATTTACCAATGACTGTGTGGTTTGTTGTTCCAGTACTGGACCAAATATTATCACACCGTTGTACTTGTCGTTGTTGATCGTAATATGCTCTTGACATATTTTTTTAAATTTAGTGTCTGGTGCTGCCCACCGCCATACCACATCAGTGCATGTTTTTACAAAATTTAACATCACCGATTCTTGCTCTAATATTGTGCATGTGCCAGTGAGATTTTTAAATCCGTTTAATTGCTGATCTCTCCAGAAATTATGGTCAATGGTCATGCCTGCTTGATTTGTCCAAGTAATTGTTTTAGTTTAGCACTTTGTACATCTGCTGTGATTTTGCTTATTTCGCCTGTGTCGCTGTCAATCTTTTCTGTTGGATTGTTGATGCGACTTTGCGGCTTGATGCTGTCGTAAATGCTGGGCTTTTTAACGGATCCGCTGCTGTTGTCATCATCACCGCCGTTGTCTGTGATGCGCATGGTGTCAATGTTGTACTCTAGATCGACCTTTTGTCCAACACCGGTACTGCTGCGACTTTTCATACACTGTATCTGATACTTGCCGCGTTCTTTCATGGCACGACTGGTAAAGATACCAAACACATTGTCTGCTGTGTTGATCTTTGAGATACCACCGGATATGTGACTGTGATCAAATTCAATTTCTTCCACAGCCGATCGATTCAACTGCGATGCTGTTACAAACAACACATTCAATTCTTTGGCCAGGTTGCGCAGTTCTTCACTCACATACTTGTCTTTGACAAACAAGTCGTTGGGACTGACTTTGGCACTGACCGGCATCAGCAGGTCCAGATAGTCGCACATGATAAAATCCACACGGATACCAGTTTGTATCTGTACTTCTTTGATGTAACTTCTAATGTCGTTGATGTTGCTCTGTGCCGGCAAGGCCTTGACGCGATACTGACCAAACTTCTTACCAGTCATTTTGACTTTTAATGTTGCTGTATCAATATCCTTGCGAATGTCCTTGGTACTCATGTTGGTCAACATGGCGTCAGTTCTCAAACTGGTAAGTTCTTCACTCAATTCAAGACTGATATACACACCCGAAAGTCCTTGCTGTAACCAGTTCAATGCAATGTTCATCATTACCAAACTTTTGCCTGATCCTGAGCCACCGGCAAAAATGTTCAGTTCGCCACGACTGAATCCACCATACAACAACTTGTCCACTTGTGGCCAACCTGTGCTTACTTGTCCACCTGAATTGAAGTATCGATTAATTCGAGCAGCAGGATCAGCAAAGTAATCAGTGCCCATGTCTTTTGTTAGACTGATCTGTACTGCATCTTTGATCAGTTTTTCTACAGGATCATACTCGCCTTTTTCCAATAGGTCAGCACTTTTTAAAATGGCCCGCTCAAGTTCTTGACGTCTAGTAAACGCTTCAAACTCAGTCATGAACCACTCGTAGTGTCCTTCGTTCAGGTCTGGCACTGCGGCCAGTTTAACTCCGGTTGTGGCCGAGATTTGTGTGCGATCCGGCAAGGTCTTGTGTTTTTCAGAATGCTCTTTGATGAACTCTGCTGCTGGTCTTAGACTGCGATCAAAGTTGGCCGGATTATAAATGTTCTGTACCCGCACATAGCTGGCAGCATCTTCCAGCATCATTTCCAGAAACAATCTCTGTACATCTAATCCGTATTCTTTAAGCATCTAGTAGTTCTCTTGGTCTGTTGATTTTCTTTTCAAGTTGTCGTTTCCGCAACTCAATTTTTATCTTACTTGTCTCTCTTGATTGCAGTATAGTTAGCAAGGTTGGCAGCTTTCCCCACAGTTTCACAGCGTCATTGACGTCTTTTACTTGGTCTGGCCAATCAGGAATACTCACTGCCCACCCCAACTCTACTGCACGGTCTATCAGTGCAAGTCCTGCTGAATCTTGATCCGGCACCACTGTGACATCGCGACCTAAACTGCGTATCAATCTTACCTGCTCGTCACTTATCTCATTGTGCATCACTGCCAGCCCACCAATGCATAACGCATCAAAGATGCCTTCGGTCACAATCACATGTTGCCATCCTGTTTGCTGTAGATCCATGCCAAACACATAGCCCCGGGGCATGTCATTGATGTAGCGTGGATTACGATTGTCTAAAAATCGTATTGTACTGCCTACAACTCGGTTGTTGTATGTGAATGGCACTACAACACCTTCCCTGAAACCCGGCTGTACTACCATTACAGGATAATCTTCTGGCACATGTCTGCTTTGTAGGTATGCCCATTCTTTAGGAGTATCGGGTGTTACAAAATCTACAAAATCAGGAAGATCTGCTTCTTTGAATTCTATTGGTGCCAACTGGTTCCACACACGCTGACGATCCTCCAGCATGCCTTCCATGCTGCGATGGCGCATGCTTTCAAGATTGATTTGATTGATGTCGTTTTCTGGAACGCCTAACCATTCAAGCAGTCGACGTGCTTTGAAACTGATATTGCGTCCCAGTATGAAACTTGCAGTGTATCCACAGTTGAAGCAGTGATAACTCCAGCCTTGTTCGGAAAGTTTAATGCCGCCTCTGCTTCTGCGATCTGGTGTGTTGCCGTTGTGTACGCAACAGGGTGCATTGAAACTGAGCCATCCAGAACTAGACTGTTTTCTTTTTGCAGGTAAAAATGCCAACACATCAATCATGTTAGTATTATAACATGTTTTACTGCGACAATCAACTTGTTTTGGTTTAACGGTATTTTATATTTTCCACATACCCAGTGGATACTATCACAGCAATTGACAGCATGGTGTAGGGATTTGGACGATATCCTGAGCCGCCTGACACCAAATTGATATCAGTCACAATGCCATTTTCTCCGATGGTGGATGTTGCAGTGGCGCCTGCACCATTGCCCACAAATGTAATCAGCGGTGGAGCTTGGTAGCCGAATCCAGGGTTGGTAATAGATACACTGGTGACAACTCCGTCAGTTACCACAGCATTGGCTGTGGCTGCCACTCCAAAGTTTGTTCCGTTGATGCCAGTGGTGGTCACACTGTTGTTGAAACACAGGCGCAACAAGGGATGCCATCCAATCACTGTCATATGAATAGTTTCGGTTGCATTCAAGTACTGTGTAGACGGTGTCACATTGTACCAGATGCTTTGATATGTTTCTGCTGCCTGTGCTTTGATAGTGCCGGTGTAGCCAATCAGGTCCATCTGTATGCTGGTCACTGGGCCCATGGGTTCAATCTGACTGCTGAAATATTCAGTGCTCTGATACGGTGTGGTTGATCCGATGAATTGACCGGCCTGCAGGGCCCAATCTGGATATTGTGATCCACTGCTGCCACCATAACTGGTCTGCGCTGACAGATTAACAGTGGGAATTGTTAATTCAACACTGGGCACAAACTCTGGATATACGCTGTCTACAATGTCAACTGGTGCTCTAGCGCCAGCTTGAGCATCAGTAAACACTGCTTCTGTTAGATTGCCACTGGCTCGCACAATACTGTAGCCTGCTGGCTGTGCCTGTACAACATCCAGATCAGCTGGAGTCAGTGTTACTTTGGCACGACCATAAGCAGCATTGATAATGACCATGTCTTTTTGTGCCAGTACTTCTGCGCCGTTTTGACTGACAATTCTGAATGTCAGTGCGCTGCCAGTGATGTTCACAGGTTTTTCATCTTGATTGATGAATTCAAACAACACCACATTGTCAACACCTTTGTTAATTGTTAGTTTTTTAGCATACACAGGATCGTACCTCAGATTGAAATAAGCACCACTGGTGTCAGGAGTTAGAACTCTAATTACTTGCTGGTAAAGGTATACAGTGGTTGAATACATATGATGTATTTAGCGATAGCAAATAGCAAACGGAGACTCTTTGGAACCAGCCAAAATACTAGTGTATAAATATCCAGATGGGCAACGATATCTTTACAAAACTAACTGAACAGTATCCGTTTATCACGCTGTGCGTGTATTCATCTACGGAATATGTGGGAATTGTTCAGAATCAGGATGCCGCAATCACAACCATATACGACTTTGGCAGCATACACGATTCTGTAATGAAACAGAAGTTTTTGGAGTTGGCCAATATATGGTGGTGGGAAAGCAATCGCAGCATTCCTATCAACATTTTTCTAAAAAAAGATTGGGAAATGTTCAAGCCTTGCCTGCGCACATTTGCCAACAAAGACCTAGAAATCTTGCACGGACCTGTGTGTAGTCTTGCAGATATTGCACTGAAGAAGGGCAAAAGAAAAAGTATTACACTTGTGCGCCGGATGGAGTAAGTAGATTCATATGTAGTGCTACCAGGGCTGCGTAACTAACTGCGTGGCTTTTTTTAAATGTGTAGCCTCGACTTTCATCACCGTCCCACACTGTTTCAAACACAGTGCTCCAGGGCTGTCTTTGCAAGTGTGCTTTGCCTGGCCGAATGATACTGATAAACGCGGCCATTCGTGGAATCGAATCTGGCTGCATTTCCGTTAACAA